GAATTTACCATATATCAAGAAAGTTGTTAAGATGCCAGGATTTAGACTCCCTGGTGAAGATGACCGTCAGAAACAGTATGAAGAAATTAATGAACTAATTAATTCTACTCCTATTGTACAACCTCCTAATGAACAAGAAATGATGATTGCACAGCAAACTGGTCAGCCATTAGCTCCTAATGAGCAAGCTTCAATTGAAGTTGATCCAGATGTAGATAATCATAAAATTGAAGCAAGTATTTGCCGTTCGTGGTTAATTTCTAGTGCCGGGCGATTAGCAAAGCAGGAGAATCCTGAAGGATATAAGAATGTATTATTACATATGAAAGCACATATGATGATTATGCAACAGCAAATGATGCAGCAACAAATGCAGCAACAACCTCAGGAAGTTTCAGGTAATGCACCTCCTGCAAAACCTAAACAGTCTGAAAAGATTAGTGGAGCTAAAGATGCCCGAAATCCCATTAGTTAGTGGCTCTGAAGTTAAGATTCCAGTCGCTAAGACGGCTGATGATATTAATGATCTCTTTAAGAGTCTTGATTCGGAAGATGATGTTAAAAAAATTAAAGAGCCTTCTAGCAGCGAAGCTGAAGTTGAAGCCGATGATGATTTAGATTTAGTAGAACCTGATGAAGATATTGATAAGATTGATCTCACTGAAAAGGAAGATGATTTAAATATTAATGCTCCTCCACGTAAAAAGGAGATTCTAAAAAAGTATCCTGAACTCTTTAAAGATTTTCCATTCATGGAGAAGATTCTTTATCGAGATAAGCAATACAATGAACTTTTTGGTTCTTTTGATGATGCTAAAGAGATTGCTGAAAAGGCAGAACACTTTTCAAATTTTGAATCTCAACTATTAGCAGGAAACACCGAGGAGGTTTTACGAGGTGTTAAAGATGCTGACTCTAAGGCATTTGATAATATTGTTGATAATTATTTAGGAACCTTAGCTAAGGTTGATAAAGATGCTTATTTTGAAGTCGTAGGTAATTTAAATAAACGTCTAATTGTTGAGATGGTTAAGGAAGCTAATGAAACCGGCAACGATGATTTAAAGCAAGCAGCATTATTAATTAATCAATTCGTATTTGGTAGTGTTAAATTCACAGAACCTACACGTCGAGTTAATAAATCTGAAAATGAAGAAACTTCTAAAGTCGAACAAGAAAGACTAGATCTTACAAGAGAAAGATTTGAATCCTCTCGTGATGAACTACAGACACGAGTTGATAATACTTTAAAAGCAACGATTGCTGAATATATTGATCCTAAAGGTGTAATGAGTTCTTATGTTAAGAAGAATGCTGTTGTAGATGCAATTAGAATTCTTAATTCTTCTATTGGTTCTGATACAGCATTTGCTAAGAACTTAGATAAACTTTGGAGATCAGCTTTTGATTCCAAATTTTCTAGGGAGTCCCTTAGCAAAATTCAAACTACCTATTTAGGACGTGCTAAATCTTCATTAAAGAATGCAATTATAAAAGCTAGAGCTGAAGCTCTAAAAGATGTATCTCCTCGGGAAAAACCCGAAAAAGAAGAAACAGAAATTGAAGACTCTCCTCGTCAAAGGAGAACAATTCCTACTGGCAGACCATCTCAGCCAAGAAGTAAGAATGAGATGAAAAAAGGTGAATCTGTTGCAGATTTCTTTGCTAGAGATTAAAAAATTTAGGAGATTCATATGCCAGGAGCAGTTGTAGAATCAGTTGTTGCCGGAACAGAACTTGAGCGTGTGTTGCCGAAGGTCACTACGGTTTTTGAATCTGACGATACCTTTTTTGGTAATATTAAGAAAAGGGATGTTGAAGTAGTCTCATATCGTGAAATGCGAGCACCGATGGAATTAAGACCTGGAGGTAGATTCCAGTATTTTAATCCTGATGGTGGAGATATGGGTCGTGGTGGTGGTCCGACTTGGGATAAGGCTGTTCTTCGTCCAGTCTTCTTATCAGAGAACATTGAGTATACTAAATTAACTCAGTGGTCTACTGATGATCGTCGAAAGGCTGTTATTAATGCTGTTCGTCGATTAACGGCTGGTGCAACTGTTGAAATGAAGCGTCAGCTTGATGCTCAATTGCAACAGCCAGGAACTGGTCAGGTTGGAACTATTTCTACTGTCTCAACAAGTGGTGGTGTAGATACATATGTCTTAACAACAGCATTCGGAGCACGTCTTGTCCGATATGACCAAGTTATTCAGGTATTTGATGCTACATTAGCTACATTTAGAGGAAAAGGTGTTATTACTCAGTGGGATGTGGAAAATAAGACCATCTCAGTTACACCTGCTGTCCCCGGTGCAATAGCAACTGACGTTCTAATTGTTGATGGTTTATCTAATCCTAGTGCATTACCAGCACTCTATGGTGTGCCATATCATCATAGTAATGCTTCTACTGGCACTTGGTTAGGTTATGATAGGGCAAGTACACCTGAAATTCGGTCTAACCGAGTTAACGGTGGAAACTCTGCTCTTTCACTTCCATCACCACGATTAGCTATTAATAAGATTGGTAATAGAGTTGGTATTGATAATAATTTTGACCCAATGGCATGGACACATCCTTGTCAGGCGCAGGCTTATGAAGAAATTGGACAGTTAGTTTCAATTATTCATAAGGCTCCAAAAGATGAGGCTCTGAATCTATACTTTGGCGATAACATGCAGCTCGCTGGCGCTCCAATTAAGCCACATTTTAATTGGAATAAGACTCGAATTGATTTCGTTGTTAGTTCAATTTGGGGTCGTGCAGAGATTCTTCCCATTGGATTCTATACATCTGATGGTCGCCGAATCTTTGAATTGAGAGGAGCAAGTGGTGGTGTAGCTGCGGCTGATATCTTCTACATGGTTGTTGGATTTCAGACTTTCGTTCTTAATCCAGCAGCTACTGCATACATTGATGCTCTTGCTGTTCCTTCTGGTTATTAAGAAAGAAAGGAGATAAAAAATGAGTGATCTTCTCTTTCAGAATCTCTCTACTGCTCAGAGTGATAAGAATCTACAGCCCACTACTATTGCCTCAGCTGCTGCTATTTCACCTGTCCATAAGTTTACTCGTCTTACAGGAACTACACCAGTAACTACAATTGTTCCTCCTGTGAGTGGATATTGTGAATTAACATTTGTATGGACAACTGGTACAGCTAATGGATTCACTTCTAGTGCTGCTGTGAATGGTATTGCTGTAACATATACTACTATTACTGATAGACCTATTGATTTGTGCTTTGATCCTAGAACAGCTCTTTGGTATCCAAAGGCTGTAGTGTAGCTTGGAGATGAGTCCTATATTCTAATTCTAGAGTGTAGGACTCATTTTCTGTCTCGAAAGAGATGAGCAAAGGAAAAGAAAATGCCTGAGATTACAGATATTCCCCCAGCAAATCTTTGGGGTTCAGTTAAGCAATTCTTTCAGCGTGGTGGTTTTGTTAATGGTTTAAATCCCACTGTTGTAGGGCGTATTTGGTATGTAAATGGTGAACAGAATACAGCAAATTTAGGAAATAGTGGAAATCCTAGTATAGTTATTCGTGGTTCAGATTCAAATACTGGTCGTTCTCCGAGTTCACCTTTTGCAACTATTGGTAGAGCACTTCAGCTAATTGATCAATACGATATTATTGTTTTATCTGGAGTATTTCGTGAGCAAGTTGTAGCTCCTATTGGTGTGTATGATGTTACTATTATTGGTTCTGGAAATGATCCTCGTCAGGCAACAAATGGTGGTGTAGCTACAGGTGGTGGTTCTTCTTGGTTAGCTCCAGCTTCTCCAGTTGCTACTACTCCATTAATTAGAGTTATCTGTCAAGGATGGAGATTTAGAAATCTACAAATGGCTCCTGTAGCTGGAGCGGCTTGTATTACATTTGATAGACGTGAAACTACTGCAATTCCTGACTCTTCACATGGTAGTGTGGAAGGATGTTATTTTACTACAGGTGGTGCAGCTGGATTTGGAATTGAAGGTATCGAAGTTAAGAGACTTAGAATTGAAGATTGTATCTTTGAAGCATTAACTGGTGCAACTGGAGCTGGAATTAAGACTACTGCTGGATTAGGCATTGCTGCTCCTTCACATTGGAGAGTTCGTAGAAACAAATTCGTTCAGGGTGTTGTTGATATGAATTGTTTGAGTTTGAATTTCAGCGACATTCAACATAATATATTCTATTCAACTAATCCAATTGAAGCCGGAACTAGGATGGTTCTAAATGGTTCAACAGGACGTAATCGTGTTCTTCTGAATCAATTTTCAGACGTAGCTGCTGATGTTACTATTGCTAAGGGATATACTCCTGCAACAAGTGATGTATGGAATAATTATGTAGCTGGAACTGCTGCATTAATTGTTACTGTTCCAACATAGTATCTGAAATGAAATTTGAACCGTTCTTACTGATGCGACATTCTACGTGCCCTCTCAATTCCGAGAGTAGGATGCAGTAAGAACGGTTCATTTAAATTTTAAAAATGCCTGACAAAAAGTCAGAATTAATAGATGAATCTATGCAGCGTGTATTGCAGAAGATTCAATCTGAAATGCCTGATGTCAGAAAGACATCTATGTCTCCATTTGGGACAATTGATAAATTAACAGTTCCAGATAATGCTGTAGCAACTACAAGTCCTATTACTGGTAAT